GAATGCGTTTACGGTGCTTAAGATGATCCGTAAGTACTGGCCGATTATCAAGATCATCTTGCAACTGTTTGAAAGCAGAGGCATTGATCTTGATAAGCTGGTCTCGCGTTACGATACGGGTCCGGCTACGGACGCACGTGACTTCTTCCGAGAGGTTGGCAAGGACCAAGACTGGGACCCGTTCATTGAAGCGTGGGAAAGATAATTACGTTGCTACAATGATGCGTTAACTCGGGGGCATGTTGCCCCCACTTTTTTATGCCGGTGGTTTTGGTAGTGGCATCCAATGGGTGATAAGTCTTAATTCATCAGCGCACCATCCAGCATCATTGTGATAAGCGCATTGCGTTTGAAAGGCTGGTAGTCCATGTTTCGCGGCAACAAATACCCAGACTATTGTCCCGTCCTTTGGTGCAGTCTTTATGTCTCGCCAATTATCCATACTAATCTCCTCGGTAGTTCTTCGGTATGTAACAGTTTCCAATTCCCGGCTCGATCTTCCGTTCTAAGATTTTAGCTAGTAACATTACCTCGAGTATGCGCGTGATACTGTGGGCGGGAACACGTTCCTGCAGGAAGTGCACAATGCGGTGCTCAATGATTGGCTTGTCTTCTTTTATATAACACGTATACACGAAATGCCATGTTTCGTCAATGATCCTGGCGTCGCCGCCAACGGCCATTTGTTTAAAGATGTCTGGGATGGTTACTTCGTACTCGAGGAGCCAATTAAGTGCTTGAGCATAGTGGTCGATTGTTATGACCAGTTCGTCTGACTCCGACATTGATGCGACCATACAGAGTTTTAGAAGATGTTGCCCTCGTCGAGTGTTGTAGTGGACAAGCTTCGGATGCTCTGGGGCTGGTGGTCCGCCAGCTAATTGCCAATAGTCAATAGCTTCTTGTGTCTCTTCGTCAATGATTAACTCACCAACAATGTCGCCAATAATACGTAAGTCTGCGGTAAGTTTTTTCAGTACCTTTTCGTTCTTTATTTTTTCTCCGAACATGGGGCGTTTAATTACTTCCCCCGAGTATATGAGTAGTGTGCGGGAAAGGAAGCCCTGGTCCCAAGCACCTTCAGGCAACAGGCTGGCCAGATAATTCGGCGTTGTGGCGGCGATCATATTTATTTGCGGTGCGTCGAGTTCGTACTTTAAATCTCTAGAACGCTTACGTTCGGAGAAGGAATGGCAGTCGTAGATGTCAGTTAAAGTATACATGAAGTCGTTTTCGTAACTTGGGATAAGCACTGCCAGTTCGTTGGAAACAATTTTTAATGAGTTGAAGGATAGGATACCTGGGGTACAGTTCGGCCGGATTATGTTCCGTGTTGCATCACGTAGGTCGTCTATCATCGACGCTTTGCTCACGCTGGTCGCCGCAAGATAGTGTCCATCAAGTTTACGCCAAAGGTCCATCACCCTGTTAGTGAGGATACTTTTCCCTACACCTGGAGGCGCGACAAGGAACACATATAGGTTTGGGTACAATATACCGAAGAGATTGTCTACCCACACTTTACGTTCAAGTGCTCCAGCTATAATGCTTATTGCCGCCCACTTTTTGAAGAGTGGCGGTGATGGAAGACCTTCAGTATACTCGGCAAATCCGGCGACCCAACAGTCTAGTTTTCTTTTTAGCATTATAAATCTCTGACAGAAAGCATTTTTGGTTTAGTTAACGGCGGCCTTGTACGCTCGTCTTTACCTGTATACTTGATCATGCCTCCTGGATTGTCGTCTGTCTGATACCCCCAGTTCCAGCCTACTTGCGCATCGACTGGTACGAAATATTCCCGGTCAGCGAAGAGGGGTATGGTTAGTTTAAGCTGGGCAAGTGCCCACGGAATTATTTCATGCTCTAGGTGTTCGGGATATTGGAATAAGATAGAGTCATGGACTTGGATGAGTAACTGTATGTCGAACTTGGCCCGCAACCTGTTCATGAATATGTTAATGATACCTTGGTCGATCTCGTCGGCGGTCATGGACTGCGGTATGTACGCTACCGCATCTCGGATTGTCTTTTCATCATAGTGTCTGCCGAAGAAAAACCGCCGCCTGCCAAGTAGGGTTTCAAGGCAGCCGAATTCTTTTAACTGTGCCGCGACCCATTTGTGGTATTCTGGTATGCAGGCGAAAGCTTTGAAGTAGTTGGATTGGAATAGTATGATGTCGGAGACTGGGAATTTGGAATGCTTGGCCATTGTCGGCGGCTTGCCGAGGAAATTAGTACCGTGGCCGAGGGTCTTTGACTTGTCGCGGTATGTTTTGTTACGGTAGTATACCTGGTCTGCGAGCTTACGATCCTTCGTCAAGTCCCCTGTCCACTCAAGTTCTGGCGATGCCATTTGGCAGACGGTTGTGTGTAGGTCACCGGACTCACATGCGTCGAGGTACGAACCAGCAAATTCCTCACCGTGTGATTTGTGGAACAGGTTCCAGCACATGGCGCCAAGGTTACGGGAGTCAGCTTGTTCAAGATCAAGGTTGCCGAACTTCATGCCGGGCTCAGGAATGAAGACACTGCGTAGGTCCGGGTCGATGTTTTGTAGGTTGGTGCCGGTAGAGAAGTCTGACATGGAGGATGAAAGGCGGCCGGAGTTGGTGCCACCAATATTGAAGTTACACCGTATTCGGTTGTCCTTGTCAATGCCAGTTTCAAGGAACTGTCGCTTCTTGTCAAGATCACGGAGGGTTAGGATATGATTGCAAATGGGTTCAGCCATGAAGTAGTTGGTAAGCTTCTCCAGCGCGTCACGGTTTGTTGTCCGCGCCATGAAGCCGTGTGCGTTACGTTTACGCACAGCCGGAATGCCCATTACATCGTAAAGTAGCTGGCCGAGCTGTTTAGGCGAGCGCCAGTTTAAGTCAACACCTATGCCTTTTTTAACTATCCGGCTCAGGTTCCGCGCGACACGAGCAATCTGTGCTTTGTACTTTCCAAGAACCTGGTTCCGTCGCTCGATGTCAATGAGTACTCCACGCGTTTGCATTTCCATAACTGGGCCTTGCAGGGTCATGGAAAACTCATAGGTCCGTTGGCTTGTATTGTCAAGCATGGGCTGTATTTCGTGGAAGACCTCCAGCGTGACGCAGCAATCGAGTCCGTTATATATCCAATCTTTATCGTTTCGTGAAAGTTTTTTACCCTGTACCAAGTCAGCCGTTTGTATAATTCGTACCATCTTGCCGCCCTTAAGATAAGTTTATTGTATTGCAGCTTCAAGAACCTGTTTTTTAATAGACTCAACAAAACTCACTGGCGGTAATAATTTAGACTTGTCGAGTCCTCTTAAGTAGAATTCTCTTTTCTGGCCGACCGCTGAATGCAGGGCAGCCAACATACCGTCTGACCATCCAAGGTCGGTGTAGAAGACTGAGTAGTCTGCAACGCACCGCCACTCGAGACCGGCTTGTATTCCAGCAGTACGTTCGACAAGGATGTTGTCATGTAGAACATTCGGCTGTGTGTACAGTAAGTGTGAAGCAAACGGTGCTTCGTTTCGTTTAAGGCAGTCGTGTAGGCAACGCTGGGCAAACTCAACATTCTTTTCCACGTCACCAGCGTATGGTGACTCGACGATTACGAGTTTCATTAGTTAGCTCCTTACGGTCGGGACTTGTTTATACGCAAGCTCTTCGAACTTCTTTTTCAGTTCATCATAGTCCCGACCCAGTATATCCAAACGATGCATTAACTCTTTGTTTTCATCTCGCAAGAATGTGTTACCTTTACTCATGTCAGTGCAAATTTCCCGAAGGTCCGGCACGGTAACATCATAGAACGTTAGTCTTTTTATAAGCTTCCTTCTTTTCCACTCTGTGTAGTCCATCAACTATCTCCTTGTTTAACTGTGTGTTTGGTCCTCATAAATTTCCAGCTTGCTTCATTAGTGTAAACGCTGCCAAGAAAGCCAAGACTCTTTTCCATCTCCGGCTGCAGTGCATGATGCAACAGCATCGTGTCGTCAGTGTGGTGCGGAGATGTGATCCCATACGAGCGCCATAAAAAATGCATGTCGTACATAAAATTCTGCCCCACAAGCACACGCCTTTTCGCACTGCAAACCTTCCTCACAAACTTCCACGCTTTCAGTTCATCCCAGTGCGTGCGCCAATAGTTACCGTCTGGCTGGCTCGGATCGTAGAATGGCACGACCAGCGCCCGGTCAACTGTCGGCGCGAAACCGATGCAAGTTATCTGATCCCCGTATGTTTCAATGTCCGGGGACAACTCGTCGGACGTGTCGATGTAAAGGGCCTTGAAACGGTACATATCTTCAAGCGTTGGTTCGATCCAGATCTCCCGCTTGGGACGGCGCACGTCCGCGAATGCGGCTTCACGTTTGGCCTTATCCAAGTCGGCTAGGACAATGGGTCGAAGCTTGTAATCACGCGCCACGGCGGACGGGTGGTACGTTGGAAGGACCTTGAAAGGCTTGTCACGAACGTGCGCAAGTGCCGGTGCGCCACGTATGCTTTTTATCCCAGATGTACCAAGAAGACTCCAAGCAGCGGTAGCGCCAAGAGCGACAATAAGATTAGGATTGTGATTAATGATCTCATCATATAGTCTTTCGAGTTCATTGGTGTACTTGGCATTGACGTATTTTCCTTTGAGTAAGTATGGAAGACCGAGGATACCCTCGACCTTCGGCCCGCAAAGATTTACAACAGAGTTCGTCGGCCGGGGCTGTAAGTTGAACACGTTGGTGACGTAGCAGTCTTTAAAAGGTATGCCAACCTGACTGAGCATACCCTTCAAGACCCCGCCAACGAGGCCGGAGAAAGGTTGGCCTGTTTCGGCCTCCTTCTGTCCCCAGGCTTCGCCAATCAGCATGACGCCGCCAGTCAATGTTTTGATCCTTGATGATCAAGTAAGACTCTTGCGTATTTGAACTGCTTGTCATGGTCGTGCATTGCCATAAGCATGTCGTGACAACCGGCTTCCATACCGTGCATAGTGTCGGTGTTGTTGAGCACGTACTTGATAGAAAGCGCGCGGATGTTGTTTTGTGACGCGTTCATGTGGATGTCTATAAGCATGTCCGCGATGACCTTCAAGGCTGCCTCATCCATCATGAGTTCCTTTGCCAAGCTTTGCGTAGCCTGCAATGTCGTCCCAGTGGTCTTCGTGAGTAGCATCACCTGTAAGTATGCGAGAGATTTTAGTCTGGATCATTTCGAGTGCTTCCATCTGGGAAGGGTTGAGCTTTGACCAACCGACTGATATGACCATTCGATGTTTAAGGCTATGGCCCAATTCAGACTGTTCTTTCCAGTCACCATGAGTCCTATCGCGGTCTGCAATAATGTCTTCAGGTTCTTTGCGACTGCCTTCATCGTCTATATAAAGCGTGTTGCCGCATTTACTGCATTTATAATTATACACATTCTTCATAGAACCGCTCCTTGGCAAGTGTGTAGAACTCTTTCGATTTCTCAAGTCCAAGTACTCTGTTGGCTCCCATGTTTTCGGCAACTCGTATCGCGCCTGCAGAACCACAGGTGGGGTCAAGGACAACGGAGTACTCGTCAACAAACATTCGGAAAAAATGTCTGAGCATGTCTTCGTTTTTTTCATGTGGATGTATCCGTTTGGTGGTTGGCGCAGCGAACGCATTAGCCACAGGCTGGACAATCTTACGATCTCCTCGTGAACCGATGAGTGCTGTTTCATAAATCCTCCTTGGCCCACGGCTGGGGTCGGGTAAGATGCCGGTGTTGTCTGACTTCATCCAGATAAGCGGGAACGGATTAATTAGCCAGCCCATTTCTCTAAGCACGCTAACTGTGTTTGTGTGGTATGCAATGTTGTACCAAAGCATAAGGTGCGCACTGTCCGCGATAACATTATCCATCGCATCACTTAGACATTGAATAAGTTCCCAAAATATTCTCTCTTCATCATCGTAACTTCCCATAGCCGACGTGCCGCCTTGCGCATGGTTGTCGCTGTCGATACCGTAAGGAAAGTCGCAGTGAATGAAATTGAACTTGGTCTTGCCCTTAAATTTTGGCTGCCATTTACGGAAGTCAGTACATTTCAGTGGCACTGCTCGCTGAGCTTCAACCGCTTCCTCCGGAAACACTTCCGCAAGCTGTGCGTTCTTACGCCGGTCCGTCACTCGGCGGGTAACACCAAGTGCGACTGAGTATCTGTCCGCGTTGACGACCAGATCGTTACCCCTTATTATTTCCGACGCAACCGCGAGTTTGTTCGAAGCTTCCTGCGATGTCATGCCAAGGGCTTCGGCAGTCTTCACTGTGTTCCAGTCTTCCTCCGTACCACTGCGTAGTTCATGGTAGTTCTTAACCCTGTCGCATTCATCCTTCCACGGCATGTCTACGCGGCGGAGATTTTCCTCAGCTTCAACGACTTGCAGCTCGTACTCATCCAAGTCTTCGATGAACTGGACGGAGATGGCGGTCCAACCGAGACGCTTGACTGCAGTGAAACGCCGCTCGCCAACGCGAAGTTCGCCGGACCTTTGAATGACAATGGGATGGATCAGGCCGACACGTGCGATGGACTCGGCCAGCTCTTCGATGTTTGTAAGCTCCCTACGT